CCAGTTTCTCACCACAATCCGCTCCAGAAAAAAGTAGGCGGTCATTTTTAATTATTTTTTGTTAAACCCACCCATAAAAACACACCAAGGCAGCATTCAGACACCCTCTGTTTGCTGCTTTTTTCATTTGGATATATACTATAAATAAATATATCCAAATGAACAGAACACTTAAAACTCATATTATTCAACACCTCACCAAGAAAGGAAATTACGAAGAGCACGTTGACGATATGGAAATAGAAATCTTATTGAAGAATCTTCAATATACAGATACTCTATGCAAACTCATTGAACGTGATGGATTACAGATATCTACCACTAACGGCAATGGATTCATAACCACGAAAGAAAATCCTTGTGTAGGAACTTATATGAAATGTCTAGACTCAATTCATACTGCTTGTGCAAAGCTTGGAATAAGTCGAAAAGACAGGATTGCTTTGAAACTAATTGAAGAAATCAAAGAGGACGAGTTTGACCGTGATTTTAAGTAAAGAACATAATATAATTAGATTAATAGAACACCAAGATTGGGACTTTCATAATAATGATAAGCACCTGTATTTAAACGGTCAAGAAATAGTTGGCTCATTTGTAATAGAGTACGACCAAGGCTACACAAAGTTGCAAAGTCTTTACATACAGCCTAAGTTCAGAGGGCAGGGATTGTTCCACAAACTTATGAAAGACGTGTTAGAAATTCCAAGTAAAGAACTATTCCTATTTGTTCGCAAAGATGCTTGGGTCATAGATCAATACAAAAAATACGGGTTTGAATATCACTCAGAAAAAGACGAAGACTTTGATTGGATGGTCAGAAAAATAACAACAAAAATTGACTAAAGAGCAATACATAAAAGACTGTTGGGAAGCTGCAAATGACTATATGGAAGCGGTTCTCAACGGTGATATTGTCACAAACGAAAATATCAGGCTTGCTGTCAAAAGACATCAGAATGATTTGCTTAGGCCTGACATAGAATTTAGACCAGAAGCAGTTGAAAGGGTGTACAAGTTTGCTTGGTACTGTTTCCTATCAAAAGGCAACCGACTGATTTTGCAACCTTTTCAGTGCTTCATAATACTTGCATTATTCGGACTTTATTACAGTGGCACTAATGACAGAAAGTATCGATATGCTTTCTTATTCATAGGTCGTAAAAATGGTAAGACAGGCTTGGCAAGTTTCCTACAATTATACTTTATGCTGGCTGACGGTGTCAGTTTTCCACATTCTGTATTAATTGCAAGCAGCCAAAAACAAGCAATCGAGACGTCGTTTGAAGCTTTGCACCAGATGATTATCAGTTCTCCCGCCCTTTCGAAGCAATTAAAAGTATATAGGTCAAATACAATCAAGTTCAAGAATGGTACTCCCGGCAGTTGTAAGACTGTGCCAGCAATAGAAGATAGATTAGAGGGTTTAAATCCAAGTTCATGTATTCTTGATGAGATACATACATACAAAAATGCACAATATTTCAATGTAATTAAGAATGCTTTGGGCACAAAACCAAATCCAATGCTATTCTTAATATCAACTGCTGGACACGGAAAGGATAGTTTCTGTGCTGAGTTAGTTGAGTCAGGAAGGAATGAATTGAGAGGAATGGGCGAACACGATGACAGGTTCTTTTATATGCTTTATGAACTGGAAGAGGGTGACGATAAAGAAGATGAAACAAAATGGATTAAATCAAACCCGGGTCTCGGAACAATATTGGAATATGGAGTAATGAAAGATGATTTAATTAAAGGCAAAAATATACCATCTACGATGGCCGATTTCATTACTAAAAGACTCAACCTGTTCCTTGAAGAGAACTCTCAGTGGATAGATGGAGCCGTTTTAGATGCTGCATTCGGTGATTTTGATGAAGAAACTGTAAAAGACCTGCCTTGTTATGTCGGTTTAGACTTATCCGCAACACGAGACTTGACCTCTATAGTTTGCTTATGGGATGCAGGTCATAAGTTCTACGCAAAATCCTACTTCCTATTTGTCAAATCAGAGAACAATTCCTTAAGAAAAGGGAACATCGAAATCACAAGATGGGTCAACGAAGGTCACATCTTTCCATGTACTACACCAACCATCGACTACGAGATGGTGACAGCAAAAATCATGGATATAAACAACAAATACAAAGTCAAAGGGCTTTATCATGACCCTTGGCACTTCGATAGAATTAAGAATGAGGTACAATTAGCAGGTATTTGGTGTGTTCCAATTGCTTCCGGAGTAAAGAACTTTGATAATGCTATTAGATTCTTAGAAGAACTAATGTTCAATGAGTTGATCACAATACAAACAAACCCTTGTATGAAATGGAACTTTAGGAATCTGGTAATTGCAAGAGATATGAATGGAAGTTGTACACCAAATAAAAACGATAGTGCTGATGCTATTGACGGTGTCATATCCCTTTTAAACTGCATCGCAGGACACCTTAAAGCTAACAAAAACGCTGCTCAGATATTCTTAAACGCTCTGTAAACGAGGTGAATATATATACTATAAAATAAAAACAACATATGTCAATACTTTCAAACCTATTTTTCGGAAATCCAAAGGTTATTGTGGGTTCTACAGAAACAGAACTTCAACGTATGACCGACTATCTGAACTTTACAACTAACAACTTCACCATAGAGCAAGGAGAAAACATCTCTTCAGTTTACACCGCTTGTAAGATACTTGCCGAAGACGTTGGTAGTTTCCCACTGAACTTATATCAAGATGAGCCAGATGGGGCAAAGCGCAAAATAAAGGATGATTTACGTTATACCTTGCTTCATCACAACCCTAACGGTTACACAACTTCTAACATATTCTTTCAGACGTTAGAGTACATCAGAAATGTAAAAGGAAACTCGTTTGCAAAGATCGAAAGAGACAATGACGGATTTGTAATAGCACTTACCGCACTTTTACCTTGGCAGGTATCTACTTATAAAATAGTTAATGGAGAACTGTTCTACTATTATAAAAAAGACTACGAAACAAATTCAGAGTGGGTGTCTGGAAGGGAGTTTTTACACTTTAAAGCTATAACAATCGATTGTGTTTGGGGCATGAACCCAATAGAAAAGATGAGACTTAACCTTTCCCTACAATACAAAGGACTTACTACAATGGATAAGTTCTACGATAACAACGCAACTTCACCAAAAGCGCTTAAAACCACAATTCCAGAGGGCATAAATCCTAAAGAATGGCAAGCAAAAGTTGCTGATTTCACAGAAAAATACGGCGGTTTTAAGAACGCTGGCAAGGTTATTTCGCTTCCTCCTTTCACAGAATTACAAGACATAGCACTCTCTTTTGCAGATGCTGAATTTATAGCAACACTTAGGTATAATTCTGACCAGATAGCAGCACTTTACAAAGTTCCACCTCATATGCTTGGAAACTTTGAAAGTTCAAAGTTCAACAACCTAGAACTGCTTCAATTGAACTACAAGTCAAACACATTAAGACCAATTCTTAGAATGTACAGACAAGAAATGGAAACCAAACTATTGACAAAAAGCGAAATAGATAATGGTATGAGCATAGAATTTAATACAGATGCTCTAGTTGAAGTAGACTCTAAAACTAGAATTGAAAACCTGAAAACGTTGTTTTCACTAGGTGTAGTAACTCCTAACGAGATAGCAAAACACGAAGGCCATCCAACATTTACTGAAGGTGGTGATGATCACTATATGCTAACTCAACTTATGTCAGTTGAAAAATATAATGCTAACAAACCAAGTGCTAAACTACCAGTTGCACCCAATACTGACACACCAATAGTATAAAAAACCAAGTGAATATATAATAAAATAATTCTACATAAAATGATAGAAAACAGAACATATGCACCTGAAAGTGCCGAACTAAGAGCTTATACAGAAGGCGATAAAAAGATGATTACTGGTTACGCAGCAAAGTTTGAAGTACAAAGTAGACTTCTTGCTGAAGGTGGAAAGGTTTTCAATGAAGTACTTCGTCAGGGTGCATTCAAAGATGTAACTGAAAACGATGTTTACTTGACTTTCAACCACAATAGAGATCAGGTTTACGCAAGAACTATTAACAATACTTTAACCCTAACTGAAGATGAAGTAGGTCTTAGGTTTGAAGCAACACTAAATAATACAACAGGTGCAAACGACCTGTACGCGATGATTGAGAGAGGCGATGTAGTTTCTAATTCATTCGCATTTATGGTAGATAAAGAAGGTCAACAATGGAGCCGCTCTTCTGATGGCAACACCATCAGAACGATATCGAGAATCTCAAAGTTGATTGATGTTTCTGTCGTGGTGCATCCTGCTTATGACAACACAGAAGTTGCAGTAGTGAGAGGGGTTGATGAATATATAGAACAACAAGAACCTGTTAAAATAAATGATGAACCATACAAAGACATGGCTTATCTACTAAAACTTAAAAATAAATAAAACCGAAAAATGAAAAACATTTTTGAACTGAAACAAGAAAGAGCAAGCAAAATAGCTCAAATGTCAACTTTGGTTGACACCGTTATGGCAGAAAATCGTGCCAAAGACGAAGCAGAGGTAACTGTATGGAACAACTTAGACAAAGAAGTTATTTCTCTGGATGAAACTATCAGAATGGCTGAACGTCAAGAAGAACTTAACAAAAACACTGGAAAAGCTGTTGAAGTTAGAACAGAAGCTAAACTGCCTGTTGCTATAGAATTTAGAAACTGGTTGAAAGACTCAGTTGAAAAAGGAATTACTGCACCTTTCAATGGTTTAGGTGAACTGAGAGCAGACCCTCTTTTATCAACCACTAATACAGCAATTATCAACAAGACTGTTGCTCCAAACGTGGACATAGTTACATCTCCGGGTGAAGCTTTCCTAAGAACTTTAGGCGTTACTTTCTATGACGGGTTGACTGGCAACTTCGTACTTCCTAGCATGGATGAAGATTCTGCAACTTTCCCAGGAGAAGACGCATCTGCTGCTTCTGCAAACATGACCCCTACTTCTATTACTTTAGCAGGACGTAGACTGACTCACACTCAATCTATCTCTGTAGAAACTCTGAATCAGACTAACGCTGGTGTGTACAACTCAATCCTTCAAAACCTTAACAACGGTATTTGGAAAGCAGTCGTTGCTGACTTATTCGATCAGATCGACGTTGATGCTGCAACTCAAAAATCAGCATTCGGTGGTACTACTTTAGACTATGCTAAAATCGTTCAACAAGAAGCTTCTTTAGGTGGATTTGTTGGAAGCAACGCTTACGTTACTACTCCTTCAGTGAAAGCTTTCTTAAAGAAAACTGCTGGTCTTACTAATCAAGATGCAATCTGGTCTGACAACGAAGTTAACGGATATCCAGCATTCAGTGCTCCACAGGTAAACGCAGGTACCATCTATTTTGGTGACTGGACTAAAGCAGTTGTAGGTTCTTTCCAAGGAATTCAACTTATCGTTGACCCTTACACTGATGCTAAAAAAGGTCTTATTAACCTGACTGTAATTGGTATGTTCGACACTGGTTGTGCAAACAAAAGAGCGTTCAACATCTTAACAGATGCTTCAATAGGTTAATCCTATCGGTACACAATACAAACAAAGGGAAGAGTCTTCGGACTCTTTTCTTTTCAATAAAATAACCTAACAGATGGCATATCCAGTTTCACTATCCGAAGTTAAATCACATTTAAGAATCGAACCAAACAACTTTGAAGACGATTCATATATTGAAGACATATTAATTCCTGCTTCGGTTGAGTACTGCAATATGTTCATTGATTCTAGCATGTTTTATACTACTGACGTTTCATGTCCTTACATGGTAAAACAAGCAATCCTTATAACTGCTTCTGATTTGTACGACTCCGAAAGAAGTTCTTACACGTTGGGTTCGATCAAAAGAGGTGATATAGTTCAAAGACTGTTATTCCCTTACAAAACTACTGTCTGGTAATGATTACGAGCCTGCTTAACAGAAAGATAACTATCGAACAGAGCACATCTGGAAAAGATTCTGTTGGTGCACCTACTTCAACATACACAGTTTTATCTGACGTATGGGCAAATATGTACATCAGGAGCGTTGATTCGAGGTTTATGACTGAGGGTACTCTGCCAATATCAACTACAGAGTGGTCGATAAGGTACAGAAACGATGTTGACATAAAATGTAGGATCAAATACGATTGTGACTATTACAAGATACTTAGTGTTGAAAAAGTTGGAAGAAAAGAATCTCTAAAAATAACAACAGTTCTATTCAATGAGTAACGAATCACAAAGTTTTGAAATGAAGGGTATGAATGAGATTGTTAAGGCACTCAATGATTTACCTGCACATTTGGAACAACAGATACTTCAGAACTACTTAAAAAGTGCTTCAAATAAGTACGTTGTAGACCCGATGAAAGCTGGTCTTCCATACTCTATAAGGACTGAAAGCTCAATTAAGGTCAACAAAGACAAGAAGCAATACCTTGCGTTTGTAACAGGACCAACAACCAAAGCATTTTGGATAAGATTTGTAGAAAAGGGGACGATTCAAAGAACTACCAAAAGTGGCGCAAACAGAGGTCAACTCATAGGAAAGTTCAGAATCCCTAGCATAGTTGATGCTCAGATTCAACCAATAATTGATTCAGCACACAAGGAGATAGGACAAGAGATTGAAACATTCATCAACAAAAATAAACCGAATACAAAATGAGTTTTGCAAGCGAACTTTCAACTATAATGAATGCTAATGTTGCAATAAACAATTCAGTAGATGGTATCTATCGAGACACTACTTCAACTGAATTCAATGCTAAAAAGAACTGGGTCATATACACTTACAAAAGGGGTAGCGGAATCGGTACTTTAAGCGATAAGGATGCAATCAAGGTTTACAATCTTTATGTTGAAATATACACAAGTCAGGCTTCATTAACAGAATCAATCAGTGATGCAATCAGAACGTATCTGACAGGCTATACATCAACAACCTTTAGAGATATAAGTTTTTTGAACGAAACTCATTCAAACTTAGCAGATACCAACAATAACGTTGCCTATATCACTTTGTTAGAATTTGAAATATTGTTCGAAAGTTAAGTGAATATATATACTATAAATTAAAATAATTAAACATCATGCCAAATTACTTTTTAGGAAAAGAAATGACCATTCAATATAACGGTCTTACTGTAGGAGTAGGAACTAGCTACGGACTTAATATTAACAAGTCAATGGTCGACGTAACATCATTACTAAGTGCAGGTTGGAAAGACCAATATCCAGATTTTAAAGACTGGTCAGTAGACTTTGACGGACTTGTAAGCAAAACTGTAGGAGACGCTTCTATAGGATATGACTACTTAGTAGCTCAAATTAAAACTGATGCCTCAGTGCTGATAGCTTTAAAACCAACAGCTTCTTCAAACAAGTACGAAGAAGGAGTAGGTTACATCAACAAAATATCACTTAAGGGTGGAAAAGACGGTGTTGTAACATTCTCAGGTAGTGTAACTGGAACAGGTGCACTGGTCACAAAGACTGTTTCGTAATAAATAAAATAAAAAAACAAATATGGTAAAGTACATTGAATGTAACAAAGAGAAGCTTCCAGTAAGTATCTCTTATTACGCAATATCAAAACTTGAACAGGAAACTGGAAAAGGCATTGGAGATATAGGCGAAAGCCTGTCGCTGTTTGAGCCTTTATTTTTTTACGCACTTGAAGCAGGATTCAGAGCAGAAAAAAAAGACTTCAATATAAAAAGAGAAGACGTTGCTTTTATGCTTGATGACTGCTGGCTTGAATTCTCTTCTCTAATGACCGACTTCTACGCAGATGTTGCTAATCACAACGAAAAAAAACTGAAGAAGTAACGTTTATACAACTGTTCGGGTTGGTCAGAAGCAAGCTAGGAATGTCCTTAGATGAATTATATTCTTTATGTCCGATTGAGTTAGATGCCGTTCTAAACACCTACTATAAGGAAGAAAGGGCACAGAAAGAATGGGAAAGGTTGAAAACCTTCATTCTGTTTAATGCTCAAGGTGGTTCTGAAGAGGTAAAAAAACCAACGGACTTGATAAGTTTCCCTTGGGATGATGAAAACGAAATAGATAAGGAAGAATCTCAACGATTACAAGATCGTATAGACACATTAAATAAAGAGGGTAGAGTAATCTAACCCTCTTTTTTTTTATGGGATATATAGATTATAGAACCAAAATAATACAATCAAAATGGGGATAATGAGTGATCTCACGCTGAAACTTTCAGCGAATACAGCGGATTTAAAAAACGGTTTAAACGATGCCACAAAATCACTGAACGACTTTGGAAATAACGCAAAGACCGCCGCAAACAAGATAACAGATTCATTTAAAGGCATAAATAGTACCAACTCTAGCATCAAAGAGATGAGAATGGCACTCATGTCTCTGAAAAATATATCGTTTGCGGGCAAATCAGTAGATGAAATTAAGGCCATCAACACTGAGATAGGTCGTTTGTCCAATGAGATGAAGCATCTAGACAACCAACAAAGAGGTACTAGCAGTGGGCTTGGAGGTATGGCAACCAATGGCCTTAAGGCTTTTGGTGCTTTAGGTTTAGGTATTATTGGTGTTGGAGGTGCGTTTGAAGGGTTCAAAAAAACTATGGAATCAACTGTAGGAACTGCTGATGACTATGAAATTGTAATGGGGCAAATAGAGGCTACTACCGGAACATTTTTTAGAACACTTGCAAACGGTGATTGGTCTAACTTTTTAACTAACATAGAAATAGCAATAAAATCTGGTAAAGAATATGCCGAAGTTATGGATTACATCACACATAAGGGTGTGGGTAATGAGATACAAAATGCAGAAGATAAATCATTGGTTTCAGAATTAAGATTAAAAGCAGCAAGATTATCAGGTTCAAAAGATTTAGAGGCAAGAAAAAAGATATATGAACAAATTGAGGTTATTGAAAACAGAATTCTTGATAGAAACATTAAGCTGAGTAAAGTAAATTACAATGCTCAAGTCAAGAAAATAACAGATAGAGGTGTAGATCAAACTACTTTGGATGATTTTGTAAGGTACAACGATAATGGCCAAGGTGGTGATGAACAAGTTGCTACATATAGGAAATTACGAAAAGAATTAGAAGAACTTAAGCTAGTAGGAAAAAATATGATGGTTGCAGGCATACAACGTGGTATGTCTGATAAAGAGAAAAAAGATGTGGCTGACAAACAAAAATCTATTGAGACATTTTTGGCAGCAAATCCATCAGTCTTTAAATTCAAGTTCTTAATTGAAAACATGTCCGATGATGAACTTAAAGCAATCAAGGATGCAGCAGTTAGAGTAAGCGAAGATATTATAAGTGCTAATTCGCGATTGATGAAGCCCATCAAACAAGAAGCAATGCTTGACAAAAAAACTGGTGCAGCACTTGAAAAGGCCAAAACTGAGTACGAACTTTTAACTGTATCTATTAAAGCTCAACAAACAACTATTGCTGACATACTTGCAACAGGCGGAACTGTTACACCTGAAATGTTGAAAGCGTTGGACATTGAACAAGATAAACTGTACGTAATAAACAGCACTCTATCAAGCATTAACAACCTATCAAAAACTATCAAACCGATTGTTTTATCAAAGAAAGAAATATCAGAACTCTTTCCAGCGCAAAAAACACCAAATAAACTAAAATTAGAAACAGATAAATTACTATTTAATATACCTACTCCTGATTTCGGCACAGATTTTAAGATTCAAGATGAAAAGAACTTCACAAAGTTTTTAGGTGGCGAATACGCAAAAAGATATAATCTATTAAAGGATTCTTTAATGAAAGGAGAAATCTCTTATGAACAGTATTCACAGGGTGTAAAGGATATAGAAAAGGATAAATCACTATACATAATTGATCAAGTTTCTAACCAATTGTCACAAGTTGCAGGAATGATGGAAGAACATACAATAGCGTTCAAAGCAATATCTATAGCAACGGCTTTGATGAACACTTACGTATCAGCAACACTAGCATATAGAGCAGGAATGTCAGTAGGCGGACCAGCAGGACTTGTGCTAGGACCTGTAATGGCAGGTCTCGCTGTTGCAGCAGGACTTGCAAACGTTGCTAAGATTACTGGTGCATTTGAGAACGGTGGTATTGTAGGTGGCAACTCATATTCAGGCGACAAAGTTCCTGTAAGGGTCAACTCAGGTGAAATGATACTCAACGGATCACAACAGGCAAGGCTGTTTGCAATGGCAAACTTCGGTTCGACGCATTCAGGCAGTTTCGCAGGTGGTGAACTTACAACCAGAGTATCAGGAACTGACTTGCTTATAGTCCTTAGTAACACTAATAGAAAATTAAATATTACAAGATAATGAGCAACTTTCAAAAGAAATACTACTACGACTTTAAAAGTCTTAACGATAAAACCCACACGGTTGAGATATGGCAGGACATCTCAACAAACATTTCATCTACAAAAGTCATAGGTGCACTTGACCCTTTCGTAGTGACTTTACCTGCACTCAGTGACAAGTTTCAACCTGTAAGGGGTACTGGTGCTGACCTGAATCTATTCGCTACTTCAACTATGCAGTACATGGACTTGTACACGGCAGACATTCAAGAATATCAGGTAAGACACTACATTGATAATTCAATTAACTGGTGTGGTTACTTGGACACTGAGATGTTTAGTTCAGACTTTTCAAGACAGAAGAATTATGGAGTGTCCATAATCGCCAACGATGGTTTTGCACTGTTAGAACGTTTAAATTATGTACAGTCTGATGGCAGTAAGTATACTGGATTGACAACACAATGGCAGGTGATACAAAATATTATAAACAAACTTGATCTGCCTTATAACAACGTGTATGTCAGTTTGAGCACTACAATAACTGGAATTACCCTATCGGCAAGCGAAACGATCTTTCATAAGACGTACTGTAACAATCAGAACTGGTACAATGAAGACGGTGATGCAGAAACCTGTAGAAAAGTCTTAGAATCTATATTACAACCCTATGGCTGTTTTATAATTCAAGATAGATGTAGTCTGTACGTGGTTGATATAAATACTCTTGCCAAAGCGACTTCAACTACTTTTAAAAAGTACACTAGGCTATTCAGTTATGTTGGTACACAAAGCATCAACTTAAACTTAGGTGACTTATCTACTATTGGTTTTGCTAGTAATATTCAAGATATAAATATAGTCCCAGGATTTAATAAACAAGTTATCAAGTATAGTCCTTATGTCGCTGTTGACGTGCTCGATTACCCAACAGATGATGATGTTTTTTTTGGGGTCGAAACCTCAGTAGACTATGGAGAATCAACCTATACATGGACCGAAAAAAGTTATGGTGAATCAAACTATTGGGGGAAATATTATCCTTGGACCGCATCAGCAGCATTTAGTAGGTTTTGTGAATTAGAAGGAACTGGAGACAACGAGGGCACGACTGATAAGTATTTAGCACTTAAGAATGTGTCATCTGAGTACAATTATTTTAACGCATTCACTTGGACTTATTCAATACCTAGCTTGGTACCAGACCCAAGTGCTCAGCACTATTTAAAAATTGAAATGAAAAGTTATGCGAGAACTACGGATAATATGGGTGAGATAAGTGGCATAGAACCATTATATTGCTATATAGACACAAAACTTAAAGTGGGTGATTACTATTATAATTATCAACCAGTGTATTCAAGTGATACAGGAGGTTGGACATTGGATTCTTCTGCGATATTTAGGTGTGATTTTAAGGACCCTGTATTATCGGGTGAGTACATAGTAGAATCATATAATTCTATAGGAGACAAATGGGTAGACTTAAAGAACCACAATTATAAAAAAGAGCCAGGAGCGTTTTACATCCCCCTTGATCCTTTAGCTGCTGGAGATTTGACTTTTATTATTTCAAATTATATATGTTATGGTGGTTTTCCTGTTGCGCCCATGACAGTAAAAGATGTTAGAATTAAAGACATTAAGTTTACTGTTGTTGATAAAAATTATAATGATGTGAGCGATAAGGATACTGAGTATGTGGGCTACATGAATAAGAATTATAAAAATGAAGGTAGTGATATCACATTACTCCAAGGCACGAACAAACCTAAAATCCCATCTGCAAAAGGTTCTTTAATGGGTTATAATACTCAATACTATTACCTTTCAAATTGGACTAGAGAGGCTAACACAGACTGCATTGAAAACTTATTGTTAAGATCAATAGTTGGTAACTACACAGATAAAACCATTGAACTATCAGCGACTACCAAACAGTTGGATTCAGGATTGGGATGTTTAAAATACAACGATTATTTGACTGATAAGGTATTCATGCCAACATCTATAACGAATGACTATGCAAATAGCAAAACTGGTATCACGATGCAGGAAATATTTGTAGACGCATTAACCATAAATAAATCATTCTAAATGCCAACGATAAACATAGATAGAAGAGAAGTACCGAAAACAAATAGGAACGGTAGACTCGTAGCGAATTCCGGCGCATCTTCAGGCGGTGGTTCTAGTTCTGGTTCTGGCTCTATAGATAGCACTGGATTTCTTAAAAAAGACGCATCCAAGAATAATTATGTGTTTGATTTGCCTATGACAGATGCAAGCGGAAACCAACTATATAGGTATGATGCAAGTTTAGATCTGGTAGTATTCAAAAAAACAGTTGTTTCTGAAAAAGATGTGATTGCTTACTGGTATGATGTCAGTGCAGCAAATCAAACTAACATATTGATAAGTGGGTTAAAATGGCCTCTTTATATGGATACGAGTTCACATATCAATATTAAGTATGACCCAAGCACTATATCGGTTGATGGTTCAAAAGGGCTACAATCAACGGCAACCGCAGGTGTTGATCTTACATCAAGATTGAATATTACAGATTCAAGTTTACTTACTTTAACTAACAAGTATAACTTTAATGAAGCTTCTTTAGGAACGCTAACAAACAAACATAACATTACTGAAGCTTCTTTAGGAACACTAACTAACAGACACAACTTTACTGAAAGTTCTTTAGGAACACTAACTAACAAACACAACTTTACTGAGTCTTCTTTAGGTAATTTAACTGCTGTAAAGTTTGATGCATCTATATTGGGTTTAACAAATAGGTACAATAAAACTGAAGCGTCTTTGGGAACGCTTACTAACAGGCACAATATTACTGAAGCATCTTTGGGAACGTACGTAAAACGTAACTTTTCAGTTGGTTCAACAAAGATTGCATTAACTGGTACAGGAACTGGTGCTGTATTAGAGACCCTCTCGATAGATGTAGTTGAAGGCAATCTTACCATATCAAACATGGTAGGTACACTCGCTACCGATCACGGCGGTACTGGTAGAACAACAATAGGAACTGCACTTCAGGTGTTACGAGTTAACGCAGGAGCAAATGGGCTTGAATATGCAACACCAACTAGTGGTACTGTTACAAGTGTTGGTTTTTCAATTCCAACTGGGTTCAGCATTGCAAACAGTCCAGTAACAACATCAGGTACGCTTGCACTGACATATGCAGCAGGTTATTCACTACCTACAGATTCAAGTCAGAATGCTTGGGGTGCAACAATAACAGCATTGAACAAAGCAGCCTTAACTACCAATAAACTAATAAAATATGATGGTACTAAACTGGTTAGCAGTTCAATACTTGACAACGGTACGACTGTAACTGTGTACAGCCCACTTGATGTATCTGTTAATACAAAAGCACAGAGTTACGAGATAAAAAACACAAGCGGCTCAACAGTATGGACAGTAGCGTTAAGCGGTACTGATCTAGTATTCAAGAATTCATCTAATGTAGCTAAAGCAAAACTAGATCAAAATGGAAACTTGACAGCAGTTGGTGATGTCACAGCATACGGATCAATTTAATTCAAATAAATAAAATAAATAACACTATGAAAAGATTCATTAAATGGTTAAGTAAGATTTTTAAATCTAAAAAAACAGTTGTTAAAAACCCAAGTGGTGGAACTGTACCAAAAGGAGACGATCCTAAATTAAATTATAACTAATGGGAAAACAAATATTCATACCAACAGATTATAAAGTTGCAGATAACGACCTAGGAACACTGTCACTAGTATCTGGAAATGAGTATCTGGGCACGAATATTACTGATAATGCTGTAAGACTTGTGCTTGGTGAGTCTACAAACTCACTGAGCGCATTATGTACTTCAGACCATATAAATAAGTGGGCTGCATTCAACCCTTACACTATAGATGGCACATCAGATTTTTTAGTGCCGACATTTGTGTTTACTACACCTACTGCAAAAAACTTAGGTGACTTCATCGGGTACAACCACACAGCAAAACCACCTGTTTATTACTACACAGATATTTCTACTGCTGTTTCAGGAGAGGGTGAAGATACTGTAACTATACACATAGACCTTGCAAGAGGTGAGGGTATTCCTGCATATTACAAGATATATGGTGAAGCAACAAAAACCCAGATTGATATTCAGACCACTTGGCAGGGAACAACTACTCATAACAGAATAAACTGCCCTTCAACTGGTTATTACAGTGGTACTGTTAATACCGACGTTGGCAGTGGTACATTATTGATAAAACCTGTTTACTATGCTATTAACGGAGAGTTCTTTGATGATCTGTCTGTTATTGAAGATGGTACAAGGTCAGTTGAGATAACAAAAAGCAGTTTACTTTTTAATGGAAGTGTGAACAGTATATCAAACAAGACTGGAAACAACCCTTTTACTCAAATAACTAGGTACTCCATAACAAGGGATTCTGCATATGGACGTACTATTTTTATGAGACTGCACGTAACCGGTACTGGAATGCACGAGGTTATAACTACACCAGTTCAATACAGTTTTGCAGGTAATGAAACGTATGCTGGGGCAGTGTCTATAGAATATTTGTCAGATTCAGGTTCGACTACAACAGTAACAGTAACATTAGAGATTGCTGACAGTGACACATTTGCATCTTTAGCAGCAACTTCATTTACTTGGACGACTCCGGGTACACCTCCATAAAACTAGTTAACCATAAAACATTGTAAAACAAGAGGGTAGAGAAATCTACTCTCTTTTTTTGTGTGAATATATAACGTATAAAATAACATAATGATATGTCAGAAATATACGGTATAGTTCAAAGAGATAGTTCAATATATGGTGTTGTTAATGTAGACGTACCGATAGAAGGTGTTGTGTATGGTTTTGCTGTAACCAACATAGGACCACAAGGCTTTCAAGGTGCTACTGGTTCAATAGGATCACAAGGCTACCAAGGTGCAACTGGAAACACTGGTTTACAAGGAGCACAGGGAAACACTGGAAACACTGGTGCACAAGGACCTCAGGGTAACACTGGTGCACAAGGTTATCAAGGTGCAACAGGTGACACTGGCTTACAAGGAACACAAGGCTACCAAGGTGCAACTGGTAACACTGGTGCACAAGGCTACCAAGGAGCAACAGGTGAAACTGGTTCACAAGGACCTCAGGGAAACACTGGTTACCAAGGTACAACAGGTAATACTGGTTCACAAGGAGCGACAGGTAGCACTGGCTTACAAGGAACACAAGGCTACCAAGGTGTAACTGGTTCACTAGGACCTCAGGGTAACACTGGTGCGCAAGGTTATCAAGGTGCAACTGGTGACACTGGCTTACAAGGAACACAAGGCTACCAAGGTGCAACTGGTTCACAAGGATACCAAGGAGCAACAGGTGACACTGGTTCACAAGGATACCAAGGAGCAACAGGTAATACTGGTTCACAGGGAGTAACAGGAAATACTGGTTCACAGGGCTATCAAGGTGCAACTGGTTCACAAGGCTACCAAGGAGCAACAGGTAACACTGGTTCACAAGGTTACCAAGGAGCAACAGGTAACACTGGCTTACAAGGAACACAAGGGTTCCAAGGTGCGACAGGTAATACTGGTTCACAAGGAGCGCAGGGTTATCAAGGTTCAATAGGCACAGGTTTAACAATATTAGGCTCATATAATACTTATGCAGATTTAGTTGCTGCACATCCAACAGGTACTACTGGTGATGGATACTTAGTTGTTGGAGAACTATATGTTTGGAATGGTTCTATTTGGAGCAACGTTGGTAATATTCAAGGACCTCAAGGAAACGCAGGTTCAAATGGAACACAAGGTTACCAAGGTGCAACAGGTAACACTGGCTTGCAGGGAACACAAGGCTACCAAGGTGCAACAGGTAACACTGGTTCAACTGGTTCGCAAGGATACCAAGGAGCAACAGGTAACACTGGTTCACAAGGCTACCAAGGAGCAACAGGTAACACTGGTTCACAGGGTGCAACAGGTAACACTGGCTTACAAGGAACACAAGGCTATCAAGGTGCAACAGGTAATACTGGTTCACAAGGCTACCAAGGAGCAACAGGTAACACTGGCTTGCAGGGAACACAAGGGTTCCAAGGTGCGACAGGTAATACTGGTTCAACAGGTAACACAGGTTCACAAGGTGCAACTGGTTCAGCAGGAGCACAAGGCTATCAAGGTGCAACAGGGAACACTGGCTTACAAGGAACACAAGGCTACCAAGGAGCGACAGGCAACACTGGTAATACTGGTTCACAAGGAGCTACAGGTAACACTGGCTTACAAGGAACACAAGGCTACCAAGGTGCAACAGGCAACACTGGTAATACTGGTTCACAAGGCTACCAAGGTGCAACTGGTAACACTGGCTTACAAGGAACACAAGGCTACCAAGGTTATCAAGGTGCAACAGGTAACACTGGTAATACTGGTAATACTGGTTCACAAGGAGCTACAGGTAACACTGGCTTACAAGGAACACAAGGCTACCAAGGTGCAACAGGTAACACTGGTTCAACTGGTTCGCAAGGATACCAAGGAGCAACAGGTAACACTGGCTTGCAGGGAACACAAGGGTTCCAAGGTGCGACAGGTAATACTGGTTCAACAGGTAACACAGGTTCACAAGGTGCAACTGGTTCACAAGGTGCAACTGGTTCAGCAGGAGCACAAGGCTATCAAGGTGCAACAGGGAACACTGGCTTACAAGGAACACAAGGCTATCAA